TCCGCTTGAAGACGATTTTCAGCATTGCCATGCAGGCGTTTCCGATTCCAAGTTCATCAAACAAAGGTCGTTCAATATTTCCGGATTGAATGTCGGCGTCTGTGTATTCAGTTGTGTCAATGACAACTTTATATTTCATAGTTCACTAGATCCTTTGCAATGTTTTCCCGTACATCCGATTTCTCCGATTTTGAGTGACGGTTCCGTCAGATTCCACATAAATGTTCCCGCCGTTTTCTTCAATAGCTCTTACGATCTGTTGCACACCGGCCATAATGGCGTTAATGACGCCATCGGTATTCTGTGCCTCACGGAATGTATCATACATAAGATTCTTTGGCGTTACTATTTCCGGGTTAGCGCGAGCTCCAGGATATTCTCCCGCGAGAATGGTTGTCGGCTCAGTTAGCACGCCACCCCTCGCCAGAGCTGGGACACTTAAGAGGCTTGGAACAGATAGCGCTCCCATGGCAGGGAGTGCGAGCCCACCACCGAAAAATATAGAACTCGCTGTATAGGATGGAGGACTTATATTTTTGACTTTTCCATAAAAACTTGTGCTTTTAGACCATGCGGAGGACACCTTTTCCCCTATTGCCTTCATAAAGGAGGTGAATCCCTTCCATGCTTCAGAAAGAGCAGACATCAGATTCTCGAAAATTCCAGCTCCGGTTTCTCCTGCAATATTCGCCATATTTTCACCCCATCCGGCGAAGTTGGAGGATGTGCCATCAATCCATGACTTCGTGGCACTTGCTGCGCTCGAAAGCCCCGCCCTTATGACTTCCGGGAAATACGTCATAATATTCTGCATATTTGATCCTAAGTTTTCCCCCCACGCCACTGTATTCGTTGAGGTTCCATCAAAAAAGCTATTAAACGAATTTGCGGATGCTGTCAGCGATGATGGGATTACAGTCTGAACATACGATCCAACGGACTCAAAGTTTCTATTTACAGCGCCCTCCCAGTTCGAGAGGTTGGCCTTTGTGTTTTCAGAAAATAGATCCACACTCCCTTTCAGGCGGCCCAGTGTTTCATTTGTTGTATTTTCTGCCTTTTGCGCAGTTCCCTCTATGCTGGTTTGCAATTCCCCAAGCTCTAATTCCGTCCACCTTACTCCCTCCGTTGTTTCTGCCTTTACTCGCTCCCAAGTTGAAGCAAGTTGATTTTCCAATCGAACTAAACTAGCTTTAGCAGGTTCAACAGAAATATCAAATGACGGAAGGGGATTCTTTTCCCATTTGGGAACAGGCAAAGCAGCCTTAGTCCACTCAGGCAACCGTATTGGAGCAAATTCTGGAGCCTTTATGGGATTTGGGGACCATTCAGGGGACGCAATCTTTTGGGGAATATTGAAGTCCTCTGTGTCTATGGTTTCAAATCTTAGCCCACCCGTTGACACATTCCCACCACTTGATGAGGAATCATTGAATATATTTAGCTCATCAATTGGCAGAAGATATTTAAGGGCTTCTTTTGCAGCTGATGCTGTTTCTTCCAGTGATTCAGCATAGTCTTTTTGTTGCTTTACTGCTTGAACAACATTTTTCTGCCCTGTAAAAAAGGCGATTATGCGGGCGAGAAAATTCATTGCATTTGCCAACCCGTCCAGAATTGCTGTCACTAAAGGCTGAATTGCTTGCAAGACCGGAAGAATCACAGCCGCTAGGGCGTCAGATACATATTGAAGAGAGGACGTGATCTCCGAGAGTGTTCTATTGGCCGACTCACTTTCCTTTGCTGCCTGGCTTAAACTTTCTCCTACACCAGAAGTCAAAGAGAAGAATACCCCAAATAGCGCAAAATTTAGCGCCATTCCTTTAATGGATCTAGCGAGATATCCCATTCCTCCAGCCCCGTTTTTTCCGGCTTTTTGTACCGTTTCCCCTAGTTTTTGGGCACTTTTTGAGGCAGAGTCAAAATTTTTCTCCACATTTTTGGTGGCTCTTGAAACGTTATCAATAGCTGGGGCAGTTTCTTTAATTTTTTGCGCAGTCTTTTGGAATTTCCCCGCTGTGTTGCTGGCTGCTTCTCTTATGCTAGCTTTGAGTTGCAGCGTCTTGAGATTTGCATTATCTATCACGGCGCTCAATTTTTCAATTTCAGCCGTGGTTTCTTTGATTTTTGCGTCTGTGTCTGCAACCGTCAAGGGGTTCCCCACTCCCTTGAAAGTTTGCAGCATTTCCAGTTTCTCTTGAAGTTTTAACAGGGAATCTCCGTCCTTGATAGCTTGCCTCTCGACCGCTTTTAATTCCCTTTCAAGTTTTAAGATAGAGGGGGCTTTCGCCAATCCTTTAATTTGCTCATTTGTTTTTTCAAGACCTGTTTGTTTAGTATTCCCTTGAAGCCGCCGCAAAGAGGCAGACAGGCGATCTATTGCGCTTGCGGCCTCGTCTGAAGTTGCCTCTATTTCAATTTGTAGACTATCAATATCAATTGCCATAGTGTCACCACCTTTTTAAGTATGGCACTTGGCACTGTGGCACTTGGCACTTTATTTCCCTGCTTTTACTTCCCCCAGTTTTTCCCCATCCTTACCAATCTATCACAATATAATTTAGCTCTTAGTCGCTCATTCTCTGCTAATTGGTCTTTCTCTTTTTCCGTCATAGGTTGGAGATTGTGGTGGGGCTCCACCGGATATTGATATGGAGGAGCCCCACCTTTCCGGGGGAGTATGGCTAGCAAAACTGACATAAGGGCGTCTCGGAAATATAACCCATTTAGCCATGCTTCTCGGTTGATCTTCCGCTGGTATCCATCAGAAAACGCTTTAACAGTTTTGGGGTTCATCAACAAGAAATCTTGATAAGATATTCCAACAGAAGACGCAACCATGAGCCATTCAGAAATTAAACGGTTTCTTTCTTCGCCCGGTCTCTGAAAAAACTGCTATCCTCAACGGCTTTATTCAGCTCATCAGCAAGCTCATCAAGATTTCCACCGTTCTCAATATGCGCATTTATCTCCGCACGGCCAGACGCTAGATCTCCGCCAATGGCGAGCGCCACAAAGCCACTTAAACAGGCCAGAGGCCGACGAGATAAATCACTTACGGAAATCCCCCAATCTTCCAGCTTGCACATAGATTCAAAATTCAAAGAAGGGGCCTCATAAATTTTACCATTGATTTTCATTGCATTTTACTTCCTTTCCGTCTTTTGAATAATTTGCTTTACGATTTCCTCTCTACATATGGTAGGAGGTCGAATCGGCCTCCATTGCTCCAGAATATAATTTTGTGCTAATACCGCATCTTCCACTACCTTTGCGATATCCGGGTAACGCTTTGAGAAAGGCGTCACTTCAAATTCATTCAACTGCGCACCTCCATCAAAAATAATGTTTCAGACCTTCGGCAGCTCTGCGGGCTGCGTCAGCCTGTTCCGCTCCCATCCTGCGGGCCTCGTCCTCTGCCGCTGCGTCACGGCATCGGGGGTTTTGCGGGCCGCTGCGCTTACAATGTCGTTGACTTCATCGGCGGGCAAATCCTCCGTTTTGGTGATGGTCGGCTGGACGTGGCTGCTCCACCGATCTTGAATTTCCCGCAGCGTCCCTTCAAGGCTTTTCGCGCCAGCCCCAGCGATCACAACATCGGTCGCACTGGGCCGCCCATAGTCAACCCCCCGGTATTTCTTGTTCGGCAAGAGGTCGGTTGCGTGTCCGTCACCTGTGGGGGCATACATAGCCAGCGCATCAAAAGCCCGTTCAATAGCCTCTAAATCCTTCATATAGACGGACAGGGCGGGGGAGTTGACATGATAACCGGCTTTTTCAGCAACGGAATTTAGGCACCGTAGGGCCACAAAATTCCCGGCGGCACGCTCTGCCATAGCCTCAATTTCTACTTGCTCCATCTTCAAATCAAAATCGTGGTATGTACGGAGTTGGACAAGGAAAGCCGGGTCTGCCGGTTCACGAATCCACGAATAGAGGGCAGAGCGCATCTTTCCCACCTCATCCAGCACCGCCGCCCGTGTATCTTCCATCTGCTGGGCCACGGCCCGCCGCCCGCTCTCCTGCGCTTGTGCGGCCTGTGCCGCTAACGCTGCTTCAGTATAAAGCCCCTTATTTTTGTCTTTCTCAACGTGGTATGTAGAATAGGCGGCATTCACACCCGCAATATGGCGGTGCAGGATGTTGATAAGTTCCCTTGCGGCCTGTTCTGCGGCCTTGTTTACTGCAGTGTATTTGATTTCTGGCATGGTATGAAAGCCTCCTTTAGTTCATACAAAAATGTTTTATAAATCCTTCTGCGGCCTCCGGCGGGCACATATCAACACTGCCACGCATCCAGCACCAGTTTGCCCACTGTATGGCCTCGCTGGGGGTAATGTCGTACCTGTTCCCGATCATGCGAGCATCGAGCCAGCCACGGTTAATGTGGCTGTAAATCGTCTGCCGGGAAACACCCGTTGCTTGTTCCAGGTCCTTTGTCGTCATGGCTACACCATCACTCATCTAGCACAACAGATTCTGAAATTCTCCGCTCCAGCTCTCTCTGGTCCATTTTCTGACCAAGGGGTCCAGCTTCCTGCGGAATCTCGATCTGGACAGCATCAGCGTGCTCAAAATGATTTTTCAACTGAAAAATAGCCATTGCCGCATCTGCATTTCTGTAAAGCGCTGCATTGGTCAGAACGTCGGCCATAACATCCTTTACTTCGAGAATAAATTGGGCGGCCTCGCTCTCTATGTTGCGGGATAGCCATCTATTCAATGCTTGCCTAGAGATTCCAAATCCGAACGTTGCCAATCCCATAACAGACGGATAAATCTGCGCCTCTGAACACGCCAACAAATACTGAAAAGTTCTATCCTTCACCATTTCGAAGTCTGAAAAATCGATCCTTCCACGGCTTTCAGACTCTTTAAGTTTTTCAATATGCGTGTTAATGTCCTCGCTTAACTGATTTCCTTTGTGCTGGTCCGCCTGTGCTTTGTAGATCTTTTGCGTATAGCCATCTCGTCCTTTGTGCCTAGCTAACGCATCGGACATTTCCGGCACTGTTGGTAATTTGTTCACGCGACCACTCCTTTCAAATAAAAATCCCGCCTATATCCCCATTGGATATATAGGCGGGCACTTGGGATAAACCACTTGGCACTATCAAGCCTTGTATTTTATTTTCCTCTCTCTTGTTTAAGTCAACTTCAATATTCTTTTTGCATTTTTTACAATACGGGAAGATAATTCCTGCCGTTTTGCAGTCTACATATAAAACAAATTGCTTTCGCCCCCTCTTTAAGCACTCCGGACAATATACTTTGTCAGTCATTTTATCCCTCCCAGCACAGCCTCCCGCCTTGCGGTTTCCACGAAAAAGTATTTAGATTTTTCACTCATACAAGTCTTTTGGACTATATACGATCCCCTCAAAGTATTCAATGGAATCAGCAAACTTAAATCCTTTATCTTCCCACACTATTGCAAGCATCCCCCAATCTGCGCCGCCTTCAAGTAGCGCCAAGCAAACAACCCGAAGATATCTCACTTTCTGCGGATTGCAGTACATGGCCCACATATCAGAAGGGGCCGGGATGATCTGTTTAATTTTGTAACTCATTTTACCATCCTTCCATATTAAACAGGTATGGGATGTACACATTTCCGGGCTTTATACCATCATCCGAAAAACGGCGCAGATCTTCCATGTTTTTTGCGCCTGGGCACACTGTTATGCAGGATACCACAGCACCTTGTTTTCTGAGAGTGTCAGACAAAACATAAACAGCTCTTTCAAAGTTGTCTGTATTAAGTGCAATATATTCGTTGTGCTTATCAATACCGTCTTCTTTGTAGTCGGCTATCATGCAGACCATTCTTTCTGTCCTCCCTACAAAATATTGGTGTCCCCCTGTCCCCCCTGGGGGGACGTTCTTTCATTCACTAAAGTAAATTTTTGTGGTTGTCTATGCCTGTATCCGTCCAACAAAAATTTAAAAAAGACGACGAATTTTACACCACCATTCCCTTATAGCGTCACCCTAAGGGGGACGGGGGGACGCCCACTCATAGCAAATTTATAATCCTTATACCTCTTTCTCCGTGTGACCTTACACCAATCTGAACACCAATACCAAACTGCAAAAACAAATCATCCTTATGGGCTTCGATTTGTTCGCGCACCTTATTTCCTGGATTGTCAAGATAGCATCCATAAGAAAATTTGAATACATCGCTATAGGAAAAAGTCGTTCCTTCCTTCTGCCGCTCCGGTGCATTTTGAATGATCCAATTACAGATTGGGTTCCCGCGCAAGTCCGGCTTTTCCTCAATCAGCTCTTGCCACTCTCCAAAACGTTCATCAAATACAATCTTGATTTCTCCACCTTTTGCATCTCTAGGTGTGTATTCCATCGTTGCCTTTCCATCAAAACGCTTGCCGTCCGCCACAAGGTTAATCACGCAATCAGCACTCCCAGATATGCCCATAGTTCCTGAAAGCCGCTCAAAACTGTCAGACATAAACCCAGCGCCCTTTTTGTCGTGATGGATAAACAGTACGGCTATATTCTCGTCAAGGGCCATTCGCTGCACAGGTTCCAGGAGGGCAACGTCTGCGTCATAGGCATTGACGCCAAAACTTTTATAGGTTCCTCGGGCTCTGCTGTATGTGTCTATGATGATAAGGCGGATTGAAGGCCGGGACTGGTGGAGCTGTCGGAGCTTGTCCACCAATCCATCTGCAAGGCGTTCCGTGATGGTGTTTGTTATGTAGACATTTCGCGGAATCTTCGTTGTCATGCGATCAGTCCTGAATGACACCCGGGATTTACTTCCCTCTAAGTCAAGATAGGCGACATCGCATTTTGTCGTATTGTGTCCCAAGAACGGCTGTCCAGATGCTACCGAAATCGCCATTTGCAGCGCCATGAATGTTTTACGAATTTTTGGTGCACCTGACAGAAACGTCATACCGCAAGGGATCATTCCATCAATGATAAATTCCGGTGGGCGGCGCTCCTCTTCGGTTAAATCTGGGACGCTGTAAAAACCAAATGAATCAAATACATCAGGCTCTTTCTCTGGCTCCCATTGTGCTGTTGTGCTGATGAGCTTAGCAATCATATCACATGATTTCTCTGCTCCAAA